CCATTTTTTTATAATTTAATTATGCTACAGATTTTATTTCTAATGTGTATTCAGCTCCACCGCTATCCTTTACGCGTATATATTTTGTTGTAGTTGCCGCACCTAAAGCTCTCTCAAGCGAAGCATTAGCAAATTCGAAAGCATACTCCAAGCCTGCACCTGCATTAGATATATCAATCGTTAATGCTGTTAAATCAGTTGCGCTATTAACATTAGTAGATTTTATAAGTTGAGCTATGCCATCTGCGCCCGCACCAGTTCTATCAATAACTACAGCACCGGTATTTATAGTGGACGTACTGCCGATATAAACTGTTTCATTACTAGAATTATTGGTATCTCTAATTTGTACGGCTCTTCCTAATTGCAAATTGTCTACCAATAACGTAGGAATACTATTTGCTGTTCTGTTTGCGGCAGTAGATGAATTTTCTATTTCTACTGTTGGGCCTTCTGCATTAGCGCCAGTTGTTAAAAAGTAACACATTACCTCATCAGAAGCGCCAGTCGGAGAATACCTAATCCTAAAAAGGTGTTCGTTGTTTGCCAATACTCTCGTCTGGTTAATATCAAATACAATATCAGAAGTTTCGTCAGCACCCATGAAAGCAAATAAAGTTCCGCCCGCATCATAAAAATTTATTCTATTGGTCGCAGCATCAATTAATACTCTCCTTGCTCCGGCGGTTGCTGTTTGAAAAGTCCCACCCGTAAAAGTAATACCTGTTACTGTCCCTGCCGTAATAGTCCCTAAATCGGCCGTAATAGCCGATAATTGCGCTGTATCTACCTTCACGGCCGTTATAGCATCATCGCCTAAGTCCTCAGTCCCCCATTGCCAGCCAGAACCCAACTTATATGGCATTGTCCTTGCATTTTTAGTTACATCAGCATTTGGCATGCCTAAGCAAAGAGGTATCTTATTATCACCAATCGCATCTCCCATTGTTTGCGAAGTTTGCAAAACTGTTTGGCTAATATCATCATCTAAATAAATAACAGTCGTATCTGGCATATTACCTGTATTACCAGCCGTAATGCTTCTGGTAGTGCCATCAGAGAAAGTAATAGTCCTGTTACCCCACGAAATAGTATTAGAATCAGTAGCCGAAAAAATTAAATCAGTAACCCATTCTTTGCCAGCAAGCGCTAAGTTTGCAGTCGGTGTGTCTGTCCAAAAATTTTCAAAATCACCTAACCGATTTTCAACTTTGTGCTGGGCAGTCTCTACTGATGTTGTAATGTCCGCGCCTTTTTCTTCTAAGTAAAGCGTTGCTGTATATGGCGTATAAACAATCTTATGTATAACCAAATTGTCATCAAATGTAGTCTGTGTGCTTTTATCAATATTGCGAATATTAACTGTTTCTCCCGGTTCTATTGCGGCAATATCATATCTGTCGCCGTCAACAACAACCTCCGTTCTGATTTTAGGGTCTTTACCGCTATTAACTCTAGCATTACCGAAAGCATTAGCAGTTGCTTGATTAGTTACACGGCCATCTACTTCGTAAGTCGCTCTAATATCATAATCATTCTGCGAATTATTATCATCATAAGTGCTATAAATATAATCTGCGTCATTTGAATCTTTGGCATTCCAAAAGAATACTTTATTTATAAGGGTCTCAATATTTTTATGCACCCTCAAGCCTTTAATCTCGCGTTTTAATTTTAAAGTATGGTCGCCATCAGTTGTTTGCTTAACCTTCATTAATCCGTCAGCTCCCAAGTACCAATACCAGCCGTCAGGAAAAAACTCGGAAATTTTCTGAATACAGCTTAAATGTTTTCTGGCGTTAAAAGTATAGCTAACACTTTCGGTAGTATTATCAATAGAAGCATCGGAATAACTAACCATTGAGTTAGCCGTCAACACACTATAATTGTCAATTATGTCTCGTACAATATCCGCAGGGTCTTGACTACTATGTACTTTTTCTAAATCACTAGCAGTTCTGTAAAAATCATTATTTAGTTTTGCTACTGCCGGCAACACTGTTATCTCTGTTCCCTCTCTGCGCTCATTTAGAAAAGGGTTGTAAGCAGAAATGTATCCTTCATAAACTAACAACCAATCGTTATATCTATCATTAACATAAATTTTAATACGATTATTAAAGTTCAATAATGTCCCTTGACTATAATCGTCTATTGATTTATCAGTAACAACCCTTAATTCACCTAACCCTCCATTTATATTTTTTTCAATTCTTAAATCGCTAACAACATCATTTAAAATCCCAACATAAGTCCCATTGGGTTCGTAAATTTTATAAACAACCTTAACTGACTTTTGTCCGCTATAAGTACCATACTTAGCGCCACTGCCATATTTCCATCTTGCCCCATATTTGTGTAATGTGATTCCCGGCATAATTATAAATATAAAGGCGTATAATCAATATCTAAATTGATTGAAAAAGCGCCGCTATCTGAAACAGAAACCTGATAGCCATTATTGCCTGAAGTAAATGTCGGAAAAACACCATTAAAGTCATGGTCGCTACCATTAAGTTGTACTGTCATTTCATCACAATCAATTACCAGTACATCGCTAGCATTAAAACTCTCTTCAACTTCAATCTCTTCGTTGGTAGTCGTATTCTTAAATTTGATCATTACCATATTAGTCTCTGACACGACTGTAATAGTAATAGTTGGCCTTGGGCCTACAGAACCAACTAAAGAGCCAGTTTCATCAGTAATCGTAACTGACGAAATTGTGTCTCGACTAACATTCTGGTCGCTAGTTGCTCTGCCAAAAGCATGACACAAAAAACTTATTGTAAAAGGTACAAAGTCAATGTTATAATGCGCCTCGTCTATATTTAATTTTTCTACTGTAGCAGTATAACGTCTTGTTGAATCACCATAATCAATATCTAAAATCTTGTCTTCACCCTGTATATTTCTTTTCAGTGCGTCAATTCTTGTTCTTAGCAAGGCATTGCTAGAATCTTTTATAATCCCCTCAACAACTATTCTTTTAATAATAAAAAAGTTGCCAAGTATTCTAAAATCATCGTCTCTAGCCTTTTGCCTAATATCAATTTTCCTTTCAGGAAATTGAGTATGTACGGCTTTATTAGAAACGACATTAACATTCTGCAATTCATAATTGTTAAATATAATATCTATTGCCATATTTTAAACTGCCCCTAAATTAGCTAATTCTGTTCTGCGTGATATTGCGTCCATTACATAGTCAGCAATCCTATTTAAGTCTTGCTCTTCCCTTACAACGGGGTCATTTATGTTTATAGTTATTTGTGAACCACCGCCTTTTTCGTGCGTTGGTATTATTCTCTCTCCACCATGTACTATTGCAGGCATTGGTGCACCTACTGGCCCGGGGACGATACCGCCAGCTTGGAAGCCTAGCATTTTACCCATAAAAGCACCTGCACGACCCGGCAAAGATTTAATCACATTTATTAAATTAATAAAATGATAAATAATAGTTCCAATCGATTCGCCTAACGCATTAATAGAATATTTAGCTTCCTCCATAAATCTTGTTACGACCGGCAACGCTGAAACTAAAACCGGTAGAATTTCATTGCCTAACTTAATTAATTCAGCGTTTAAGTTATTTTTTAATATTTCATATTGCGCACTAGCGGTGCTAGTTTGTTTTTCAAATGCCTCATTTAAAGTTTCTGTACTTTGATACATATCTCCCATTATTTCCCAAGCGTCCTTCCCCGTTTCATTCATTAACATCATCACAGCATTTAATGCTTCTACCGAACCAAACGCTTTAGCTAGCATTTGATTGTTTCCATCTGTTGCGTTATATAAAGCTCTTACTGTTTCTTGTAACCCATCCATTTCTATTGACGCTTTTACGCTACTCATCCCAACTTTATCCATCAATTCTTGCATTTCCTTAGTTGGTTTCAGTAAATTAGCCAATACCGCTCTTTGCTGTGTATATGCAATAGATGCTTTCAATCCAGAAGTAGTCATGGCGGCAGTTATGCCCATCAATTCTTCAAATTCCACACCTAATTGTTGTGCCAACGGGGCTACTTGTCCGAAGCCCTGTGCTAATTCACTTACAGTCGTTTTGCCGCTTTTCACTGCAAGAAAAAAAGTATTTGCTACTTTTTCTGCATCAGATGCGTCTATTTGAAAAGCATTAATAGCTGATGTTAAAATATTTGTAGCTTCTTCCGTAGACCCAAGACCAGCTACTGCTAGCTTGCTAGATGCCTCTAGAGTATCTATTGCTCCAGCAGCTTCAATACCAGCCGATCTTACTTGATATAATGAAGTCGATAATTCCTCTGCGCTGATTGGCACTGTTTTCGATAAATCTAATACAGCATTACTCATTTCCTCCATGCTTTCGACATTAGTATCAACCAATGTTGCTATATTTGACATTGATTTTTCAAAATTTGCAGCCTTCGCTATTGTATCTTTAAATGCTTTCCCTAATCCATAAATTCCAATAGCACCAATAGCAGCAGTAGCGGCTTTTTTCATTCCGCCCAGCTTATCTGTTGTTTTACCAATAACACCGCCAGTCCTGTCTTGGGCCTCTAAAATAACTTTTAATTTTGTGTCTGCTCCTGCCATTTTTTATAAGCATCGATTAATGAATTTATAAAATCAATTTCATTCTCTTCGTAAAGTTGTTTTTGCGTCCAGCCAAATTCTTTACATAAAAAAAATGCTGTTTCATCTATTTTTTTTTACTATAAATATTAGTAATCTTTTCCGCTAAAAAATTAATATCCTCAACTGGTAATTTTTTAATATTCTCCACAGTAATGGGTAATGTTTCGTTTTCCTTGTCAGTAAAATTCCAACTTTTAATTATTTTTGTCAATATCACAACTAGCTGTTCGGCATTATCGGCCACCCCTGTAATCCCGATAGTATCACCATATAAAAGTGAAGTATAAATTTCTAATTCAGAATCTTCAAAAGAGGGTAGTTTTATTTTTTCTGTTTTTCTAAAATTGTCTAATTGTGGCATAGATTTGACTTATTATTTTAATTATATTATACTGTATAGGTAATACAATAATTAACTAATCTTAGCCAAAATGTCTAAAGACAAAGCTAAAAAAGTTGAAGTCGTAAATATCAAACAAAGTCGCGATTTTATCTCCCAAGCAGCTAGTTGGGGATGTTTATTCTTTTTTATTCTTTTTGCTCTCTTTCTTATTCTCGCGGTAATCTAAAAGGGGCGGGGCTACCGCCCCTTCTTTATTCTTAGTAACTGGTGGCTTCGTTTGTCAGGATTGTTTCGTATATACTATTTTCGCTATTGGCTACGTCATATAAGCCTTTAAAACGAATCGTCTGCTTAGCAATCTCATCAAGCGTTCTATCCGGTGTCCAATCAAAGAAATGTACTCGCGGCATTATAATCTGCAATCTTGGATTTGATGTCGCACCAATAGTTACATCAGTATTAGCCAAATCAATCGACAATGCTCGATAAGTGCCTTCGTCCAGCATATAATCCCTGTAAGTCCTGTCCGTTTCGTTTAGTGTAATTTCTCCCTCTACTGATAATTGCTTATTCAGGAAGTCATCAGCCTCAATACTGCCTAACTTGTTGTCTCTTTCTAGGTTTTTGCTAATAGTCAGCCTGACCCCCTTTACTGTAAGCCCGGAAGCAGCAGCTAAGTCGCCCCTTGCGGCGGCTGTTTTTATTGTCGCGTGCTTTGACAAAAAGCGATTCTCGGAAGTGTAGCTTGCTGACAATCCAGTAGAATCAGTATGAGTACGACTCATAAAGTTGGCTGTATATTTAACCAACTCCCCTAACTCAACATTGATTTCAAGCGAATTAATTGCAACTAGCTTGAATAAAATGTCGTCAATAGGGCTGTCCACTGTAAAGCATAGACTCTGATGCTGATTGCTGTTGCTGACGGTGAATGTGTGATTATAGGCGGTAGTTTCTAGTACGGCGGAGCTAACCGAACCTAAAAGCGAATAGAGAAACAACCCAAAAGAAGTGTCCCTAATTTCACCGCCAACATTACCTTCAGCATACTTTTGGGCAACAAAGCCGTCAGTAGCATCTTCAATTACGCCATGAGCTTCCATTGAGTCTAGCTTGTCTGCTTTACTAGCAAAGGTAAATTCAGTCTTAGGCAGCCAATAAGTAGCAGCAGCACCTGCGCCCCTGCTAGACTCTCTGGCAATACCTAAATTAACTAATCGTCCAATATGTGCCATGTGTTTATTGTTTAGTTTATTAGTATATTAAGTTATATCAACGCTGACCCTAACCCTTGTGTTTATCTTAGCCACTAAATATTTACGGCTTTCAATTTCTTCCCAGCCTGCAAAAGTAGGCTGTACCGCAATCATTGCATAGGCACTAGGCAAAGTAATGCCTGTTAATGTCTGGTCTTGGTCTAAGGTATCCAAAACGTCATCAACTAAATCCAGTAAAGCATCCTTTGCATTATCTACATCATCATTTGCGTAAATCAAATTTATTTCAAAATTGTATATCCTTTCGTTCTCTGCGGTAGTTTCATAATCTGCTTCGCCCTCTACTGGGATAACGTTAGCTGAAGGAAAGCCATCAAATTTAAACTCCCAACTATCAACTACTTCCTGTAATTTACTAACGGTCTGTAATTTAGAAATCAGTTTGTTTTTTATGACAGTATAGGCAGTGCCGGTGTTACTAACAGTTAAAGTGCTTCCAGCATTATCCTCATCAGCGCCAGTAGCATTTTTAGCAATAAATTTAACGTCTTGTGCACTGCATTCCCCTATGTCATAACCATTTATTGTCTTTGTGAAAGCGGCATTATCTGTTGTATCTAGCTTCCATACCTTGCCATTTATTTCTACATAAACCTCATCAGTAGCAGTCATCAATGTTACATCGCAAGTGGCAATCACTTCACCTGTTAAGTCAATGGCGTAAGTATTTAATTGTTGGTTGCTAATTACTGGGTCTGCCGATACTGCAACTACCTGACCGACAGCACCAATGTCACGTTTAGCATCATAAGCCTCATTCGAATCAGGTAATCCAGTAGCAATACAGGGACTACCACTTGCCAATGAAAAATCCTCACCTGCTGCATCGGTAAAAGATGGATCACTATTAACTGCGCCATAACCCTTAGCAGCACCCCCAGCCGTTCCAATTAAATCATCAGTATTATCATGATAACAATTATAATTTAATATAAATGGTGTCTTGTTCCCTGCATTTAACCCACTATCGCCTGCACCATTATGTCCCTTTATAATATTATTAACAATAATTTGTCCATGAGTACCAGACAATATCCCTGCGTCTGAAGCGCCAGTAGCATTGCCATGAACTGTATTTTGTATTATCAATGCGATAAAACCGCCATTTATAGTAGTAATACCATCATAACTATTACCATATACTAAATTATTAATATGCATTCCGTAAGAAGACCTTTCCATGATTCCCTCGCCTGAATTATTCCTTACTCTGCAATAAATTGTCCTAAAAAGTGAATGCGAGGAAGATGAATCCCAAATACCTCCAGATGAATTGCTGTATATATCACAATTAAAGACAATGGTCGAAGTTCTTGTGCCAGCTATTCCCCTTGATCCAGTATTATGTATAGCCATTCCACTAAAAAATCGAATATTATTATATCCAAACACTGCAATGCCGTGCGATGTTGTATTTTTAATTTCCCATCCATCAGTAGCGGCTGACTTTAAAAAAACTTGATAATGTTTGCCTGATGCAAAATTAAAACCAAAAACTGCCGTACTGTCTCCATCAATAATAACTGTTCCATTGATTGCTATAAAAAAAATGTAAGACGATGAATTTCCAGTATTAGTATCGAAATCAATAGACGCAGAAAGCGTATAAGTACCTGTCCCATAAGTACCGTCGTTACCAGCTACATAAACAGTGTCACCGGCCGTAGCCGTATCAGCCGCTTTTTGTATAGTCGCCCAACCATTAGCCCAAGACAAACCATCAGCCACATCGCTACCATCGGTTTTTACATAATATGTAGCCATATTTAATCTATTTTAGTTTCAATTATTTCTTCAACAATTTCAGTGGTTTTTGTTCCGTCCGGTGCTTTAATTTCAATTTCAGTCTCTTTGATTTCTTTTGTAAAATGACCAACAAAGCAGTCTTCTATTATAAAATCATCAGGCCAATCACAATTTTTTAAATTACAGCTACGAATTGTTAAATTGCTACAACGTTGAAAAGGATTTGTGTGTGGCTCTTCTTGTGTTAAATTGCATTCTTCAATAATTTCATCATGCAAGTCAACCAAAGTTTTGAAACTAAAATTTTTATCTTTAATCATAAATTTGGCAAAACACTTAACTTTTCCTTTAATTCATAAAGTTTTTCAAAGTATTGAGTATCGTCATTAGCGATTACTTCTCTTTGCTTATCTTCCGATAAAAAACCAAAATCATCAGTCCATTCTAATTGCTCTAACACGTCATCAATCCTATTTATATCCTTATTTTTCAATGAATATGATTTTTTAGTCTTTTTAGCCATATTAGAAATATTTAGCTTTTTTAGCGACCTCCTTGGTAGTCTTTTTAAGCGCGTCTCTAAAGTTTTTTTCAATCTTGTTTTTGGCGGCGTCCACTCCCTGCTTGAGATATGGTCGTCCACGCATATATCTTGTCCCTTCATGTACATAAAAAGCATATTCTGCGCTAGGCCATAATTCACCTTTTAATAAGCCAAATTTAGTGCGATAACTTCTTCTAAGCCTCCCGGTATCAACTGGCGTTTTTGGTACTGCTTCTCGCTGTACTTCAAATATAGACCTTGTTATAGCTTCCTGCGTATGTTTAGTAGCAATACTAGGCCATTTCCTTAGCGCCCCCTGCAATTCAGTTAGCCCTTTAACTTTTAAAGTTATAGTAGCCATTATTCTTTAATCTCTTTTAGTATCAATTCTTTGTGCTGAACAGCGAGACCAAAGTCTTTTTCATGTACTTCAACGACCTCATAATAAACATCAGTGGAAGACAAATGTAGCCTATCACCTTCTTGAACCAAAGGATCACTAATGTCAATCCACGCTTTATGCGTAGCTTCATAACCGCCATAACCAACGCCAGCATCCTCCTCACTAATATTTTGTATGTGCGCATCAACAGTCCCTGTACTCCACATAGTTTTTTTATAGCCTGAAGAAGTTTTGATTCTTTGGACGATAAATGATTTGTCATAAAACCTATCAATTCCCATAGGGTCGTTTATATTTATCTAATATCATTTTAATTTCTGGTGATAATTCTAATTCTCTTGCGAATGTTACACTATACTCACCTAAACTTTCTGATCTTACATTGTCAGCTATTTCTCTTGTATTAAAAACTTGCCCGACTAATTTCCAGCAAGCCATCTCTAAATCACCGCCGCCAGCATCAGTCAAAAAAGTAGCAGCATTGTCAAAATTAATCCCAGCAGTATAAGTTACACGATAATGGCGAGGATATTGATAAAATCTACTACCAACTAATTCAACTATCCCTTCATCCCAATGTACAAAATAATCCTCGCTGTCTATTTCTGTCCAATTAGCTCGATTGTCTATGTTATCTCGCCTATCCAATGTAAAAGTTGATCCTGACGCAACAGGGTAATTTTTTAAAAGTAATTTTCTAGTATCATTGCCGTTATATTCTTCATTGCTATAAGCAGTTTGCATAAAGCGCCTATCGCAGTAATTTTCTATAAATTCAGTAGCCGAATCTACTAAATAATCTAAAACAGTATCATAAGTGGCAACACTTATACCTAAAAAAGTTTTAGTCCTTGCGACTGTTGTTAGGGCGTAACTCAAAGCCATTGTTTATTTATTTAGTTTTATAACCTCGTTTTTTGCGTGGCTTCATTTCCTTTTTTTTCTTGCGTGGCTTTCTATACTTTTTGCCGTTCTCGCCATATAAAACATCATCAATATATTCAGCATTTTTAACTTCTACTAGATAAGCAGCTTTGCTCTCAGGATGCACCATTTCCTCTCCAGCAGGTTTATCCCTGTAAGGAACGAGCATTTTAACTTTTCTAAAAGGCATGTCTTTAAGGTTAGTTAGTTATTTCCTCCGCCCCTACCTTTATCGCAGAGGCGGAAATACAACAGCTAACTATCGAATATTGGTAATTCCGTGTGCAGCTTGCAGTCTGGCAAATTCACCATCAGTACGTTTTTCAAGGCGCAACGCCATCATGTTTCTCATAAAGAGATTGACGCTATTGCCACCTGAATCTGTACCGACAGTTGCATCTTCAGACACTTTCATTCGGATTCCGTGCTTGTCGCCAATGTAGTAATACTTGAAGTTGACAAGATAAATGTCATCTTGACCCAAAGCATTACATTCGTAAATTGGCTTACCTCTCATAGTTGGCAGTCCGTTATACAAGGCGTGATCAATTCTCATGATAGGCTGATTGTTGCTGTCAACCATATTGGTCAATAGCTCAATAGCCCTGCCATTAGCAATCCATACAGCACCATCTCTATATGCTTGAGGCATAGTATAGAAGGCTGTATTTACATGGTTATATGCTAAAGCACCGCCAGCATTTGTAGTACCAAAACCATAAGTGGAGAAGCCAGTAGGCTGACCGACACCAGAACCGATTGCAAACGCTTGCTCTTCAACTCTAACGATTGATTCAGCCATAGCTTGGCTGACGATCTTAACAATGTTGAAAGGTGAATCCTCTACCAACTGATTTGTTAAGGTTACTACAACCGCTAAAGTATATGGAGTAAGTGTCAGATAATCAAACTGCATGGAAGAAGTCGCCTTGTCTGCGGTAAGTTGCTCAACGCCACTCCAAGCTGCTAATGGCTTAGTATCAACAATAGGCAAATCCAACGCATCGGTTGGCACTTGCAATACAGTTGACAGTCCACGAATAACAGCCTTGTCCTCCAGCAAAGGAACGAGAATATTGGACAGGACAGTAGGCACTAAAGTACCGCCGTCAGCACCAGTGGTAACATTCAATGGCTCTAACTTTTGTCGCCACTTTCTAGCGCCACTATAATCCTTGAGCATAATAGAACGCATGTATTCACCAAGCGCATCTACTTTGCTTTTTTCTAATTCAACTTTTTCCCCTTTTTGTGTGGTGAAAAGTTTTACTTTAGTATCCTTAATGCTAACTTTTGACGCAGCACTCAACGCTTTCTTTTTCTTCTCGTCAGAGGCTTTTAATTGAGTGTCAATAATTTGAGCAATTTTCACACCCAAGGCTTCCACTCTTTTTTCCTCTTCTTCTGCTGATTCCTCCTCTGCTTCCTCTGTTTCCTCTGTTTCCTCTGCTTTCTCTTCTTTTTCTTCGGCAGGTTCTTCAACAGCTTCTTCTTCTTTGGTTTCTTCTTCCTCTACAACTTCTTCTTCTGGTTGTTTTTCTTCATCGGGCATTTTATTTCTCCTTAAGGCAATGGAGCGCATGCTCTGTTGCCTTATCGACTAACCGCAAAGCCTTTTTAATGCTATCTTCTTTTTTAGCCTTACGGGGAACGACCTTTATATCTTTAACTCCCTTTTGAGGTTTAGAGTTATTTAATAGCTCTACTAAGGAGTCCTTAGTTAATCTCACTAAATTTAAAGTTTTTTCTGGTAAAATATCTGGTTCTTTATTATCTTCTTCATTTTCTTTTGGACATTCTGTGCATTCTTCTTCCCCCTTCTCATCTAAAAACTCTTTAAATTCTCTAGTCAATGCTAATGCCTCCGGGTTCGCCGGGACATTAACAACAGAGACTTCCAGTAACTCTTGCTTCGTATAAGTATTATCATTACGCTCTTTAGGTAAGAAACCAACCGAAAAAGCATTTAGAATCCCAGCATGATAAAATTTTTCTATTTTGGCTGCCTTTTCATCTATATCAGACGCAAAAACAGGCTCAAAAAGCAGTTGATCGCCTTCTATCCTAAGATTAGAGACTTTGCCAACTGGCATTTCATGAGCCTGATGAGACCATAATAAAATAGGATTTTTTATAAAATTGTTTAATTCCCAGCCCTTAGTATCTAAAACTTCTCCGTCTCTATCTAAAGAACCGGAAGAAGCTACTGCTACCTTTAATTGGCCATCTTCATCTTTTTGAACATAGCCTTTGGCATATAATTTCTTTGACATATTTTTCGCTAGTTAATATTTAATTATATTAGCTTTTTAAGACCGGGATTGTTGTACAGCGACAACGTGGATGTAGTGGCGGTTCGCCAACTGAACTGTAATCAAAGTTATAAGATCGATCTGCTTCCCCCCTATAACTATCCCCTTGATTGAAATAGTTTTTATCTATACTGACTACCTTGCCATGCAAAGGCCCACAATAAGGGCAGACCCTTTCATCTAATGCGGTAAACCATTCTTTTGCCCTAACCACTCCACTTTGCTTATAAGCCTCTGTTATACCAAAATTGTCAGCTCTGCTTATTTCTGTTCTTGCTATTAAAGTCGCCCTTGTAGTAGAGGCTTCACTAAATACTTCTTTTACTCTATTTCTAATTTTTGGTATACTCTCGCCTAACCTTTCAGCTTCAATTAATTGCTTTTTTAATTTCTTAACAGTAACTTCATTGACTTCATTGGCAAACTTGAAAGTAAATTTTTTAATAAAATTTTCTATATTAGCACTTGTGCTGACAAAGGTGTCAGGATTAATACCTAATAAAATTAAAGTGCTTCTTGCGTGCTCATCAATTTGCCCCCTCGATATTGGCTCAAGTATTGCCATTAAAGCCTCATTCTCTTTGTCAATATCTAATTCAAAAACTATTTCTTTTATTGCTTTTTTGCTAAGACTAGCTAAAACTTTACGTTCTTGTTTTTTAAAATGTTCTGATATCTTATATTTTAATAATTCCTCTTCCCTGTCCATGCCCAAAACTAATTGCTTCCATATAGACTCTTTGAACTTTTTATCTAGCCATTTCGCGCTTCTAGCGTTTTTTTTTACTGGTTTAGCCTGTTTATTAACTTTCTCTTTATCCCAACCTAACTCCTTCATCTTCTTTTTTACCTCAGCATCAATCTTTTCTTTTCGTGTTCTTTTATAACGCTTTACATTAAAATTGTTTTTCAGCTTCTGCCGTTCTGCCGTACCAATAGGCACTACATTAAATGGCACATATAAATCATCACCACCTTCTACAGGGTCAAGGTTTAGCTCCTCCCTCACTTCATTTCTGCTTAATATACCAGCTTCAGTCAAAGTCTTGTACATCTTAGCTTTTTCCTCCATGTTTTCCTGTACCGGATCAACAAAGTCAAAAAAGTATTCATCAAAGCCTTCCTGTGCCAACAAAAACTCATTTAAAATGCTAACAATTTTCCTGTAATATGGTTTGATTGTGTTTTCCAGATAAACAAGCCTTGAAGTTTCCGCTAACGCCCGATTAGAACCCTCAGGAAACATAAGCCCGACCGGTATGCCAAAAATTGTAAATATTTCGTCCCTTGAGAATCGGCGCTGTTCTAGGAAGTCCATATCCTTTTGATTAAAACCAATATCCAACCATTTTAAACCGCCCTCTAGTATGGCCAAAACATTTTCTTTGCCAGCATCAGTGCTGTGCATGCTCTCAATCTGTGTTTTAAGCCTATTGTATTGTTCTTGCCCCAAAGTACCTTCAGTTGAAAGCGCACCATAAGGCTTAGCTGAATTTTTAAAAAATCTATAATTCCACCAAGCTGCCTTCTCATCACTAACAACCTGCACCTCTGCTGCTTTAATGGGTGATAAGCCTCTGTAAGGATTATTCGGATCAGGCAGTTT